TTCTTCATGCATCATTGCATTGTATTCAGAAAGTTTAACTTGGTGGTAAGTTTTGTTATCATCAAGAATTATAATATCAGGATCGTCAAGTCTATGGTATCCATAAACTCTTTTTTCTATAGGACAATCTGTGTCCAATAAACCTGATCTAGCTGCGACATTTACAGTCATTCCTCTTTCTATACATTTAGCTAACCAAAACTCACAACATGCTTTTCCTGCTTCAGCAAAATGTAGATTTCCTCTGTAACTAAAATCAATACCAAACAAGTTGATACTGCCAACTTTGTTGTATAAAGCAAAAGCAAAAGCAAAAGGAACAGTATTGTTTAAGTACGCACAATCTGCGTCTTGTACAACTTCTTGTAAGGGGTAGAGTACTGCAGAAGGACATCTTTCGTCTAGTTCGCATGTGTATACAGGTATGTCAGCTACTGGTAACCATCTTCTCATGATATCTGTTTGACTTCCTGCATCGTCGGTGTCCATAAACCTACTAACTGGATCAAGCATAAATACTCTGTCGCATTTAGTGATAGCTCCCATACAATTTATACCCCAGACTTCGTCATAGGTTTTTGAATGTATTAAACTAAGGTGAAAGTCTAGTTGACTCGCGCCCATAGCAACAATGGCAATATTCTTGCCTTCGAGTTTATCTATCCTCATGCTTGTGGTGGTCTTCGTATCTCATCATATCTGTACTGATCTCTAGTTGATTTACCCTCACCAAGATTTTTAATTCCTAGTAGAGCTTCTTGAAACTTAGATTCGTATACTGGTATTGCTTCATAATTTTTGAGATACGTGCATGCTTCAACTAAACTGCCATACAGCATAGCATTTGGAGCATTCTCAGACAACCATGTTGTTTCACTTCCTGTAGTTGTGGTAAGTGATGCTGGTCTGTAGTAGTAATGCAGTTCAACTTCATAAGCTGAATCTGGTGCTGGTGCAACCATAAAAGTATTATTGTCAAACTCTGCGTAATACTTAGGAAGTCCTGTTGTAGACGCATTAGGACTATAATCCCTAATGAAAGAAACTTGTTTTAGTAATAGATAGTTGTAGTTACTGCTGCTGTCTATGACAGCCATACTAAATGGTGCTAAATAATCTGTAGGACATTCAAGATAAGGTCCAGAAGCTGTAAAGTTTCCAACTTGATTTTTTCTAAAGTCATCTAACTGTACATTTTTAAATATGCGTTCTTCTGTTGTTGTTATAAAAGTGGGTAGGTTCGTTACAAAACTGGTCTCAGTACTATCTAGATAGTCTTGTATTGCTGTTTTTAAAGTTGTATATGTATAACTCATACTGACACCGTTACATTGCCTACAGCACCAGTCGATTCTGGTAAACTGTATGTAGAACCTATCGTGTCACTGTTCACTGCATACATGATGGGTGAACTTACCCCATTAGAGTCTTTGGGGTTACTTACTCTAACAACACCTAAATTTATTGTTGATTTAACATCAGGTCTGGGGTTTCGTAGTGCTTCTGGGTCTACAGTTTTTCTAGTTGTTATAAGTTGTGGGTGTTTAGGATCATACATGTCTGGTCCAACTAATAGACCGTTCCATGTTTTCTTCATGTCGTTTAATTTGTATCTAAACCCACTTATGTCACAGATACCATATGCATTTTTACCACTTGAGTATGCCATTAGTATCTTATCCTCGGTGTAAGGTGTACACTAGCTCTGTCTCTATCTTCATCTGCAGCCCTGTTAAAACTTTCTTCATAGTCTATTTTTAAAAGACCTGCTTTTTGTGGGTTTCTTTTTAGACAAAGTTGATAAGCTAAACCCAGTGTCATACATTGTATAAAACGACTAGGTATTTCTTGATCTTGTGCTGAAGCTGTTACATCGTCTATTCTTTGTATTCGGTAACTTATAAATTTATATGTGGTTGTGTTGTCTGGTGTAGGATAAAGATATAAAACTGGAGTTTCTTTTCTATCTACAAAATATTGAGAAGGTCTTCCTGTAATTGTTTTGTCTGGTAAACTTAGATACTCCGATCTACTTATCCTATCTATCGATATATCGCTGTAAGATGAGCTAGTTGTACTGTCGAATACTCTGACAACTGCTTCAAGTACATCTACATCATACGAGTTTAGTGTGTATGTTGATGTACCTGAAGTTAAGTCTAGTGTGACTTGTTCTACTGTCCACAAATTTATACCTCTGTTCGCCCAATCGGAAAACATTATATTGAGGGATCTTCTTGCGGTTGCAGCATCGTAGCCTGTACGCATTTCAAGTCCTGCTAATTCAAAAGCCTCTTCTATAACCTCAGCTGTGTTGAGGCTAAATACCTTAGAATCAGAAGTAGCCATTTATCTAAAACTCTTTAAATAAAGTTAGTACAATAACATACGAATCACCACTTGTGTGACCTGTAGTTGTTAGTAGTATATCTCCTGTTTTTCCACTACCTGAGGTGTTCCTAATCCCACCGAACTCTGAAAAATCTTCATCAGTTGTGTAGTCTGCATTAAGATCCCAACAGATCGTATTAGTAGTAGCATCCCACAAAAGTTTGACACTCATACCAAAAGTTGAATAAACGATTTTAGCTAACCTAACTCCTGTGCATGCTTTACCATCACTAGTTCTAGTTGCTAAACCACTTACATCAACTTTATTTACTGCTGACTCACCTGTACCATCAGATGTGTTGGTCAGCTGAATAACAACTGACCTATCACTATCTGACAGAGTGGTTGAAGTTACTGCGTCTGCCATATGTTACTCCTTAAGAAGCTACGTCGTAGCCGATTATCTCAATCATAAAACGACCAGCAGTGTAAGTAGCATCGCCTGTGCCTTGACTTACTAGATATAAATATTGGTCAGCAGTAATATCTCCACCAGCAACCATAGTACCTGCAGATGCAGCACCAGCGTTGATGATTTGAGTTTCTGTTAAATCTCCAATAGCTGTATCGTTTACACCTGTGCCTTCAGTAGCTGAGTATAGATCAATGTCTGTGCTTCCACCAGCTGGAGTTTCTACACATGTCATTGTCACACCAAAAACAACACCTTGATTAGCTGTTGTAACCTGTGCTATGTAAGCAACACCTGAACCATCTTTACCAATAATATCACCTGCAGTTCCACCATCTTTTAACCCAGTAAGGTCAATCATAATAGTAGATTTTACAATGTTAACATTAGTATCAACATCACTTTTTAGTCTATCAACCTGAGTGATATATACTGCTGCTGTACCTTCAATACCAGCACTTCCTACAGCTTCAGCTGACATTTTAGTACCACTAGTTACAGTGATTGCACCAGTAGTTGAATTTTCTGAGATAGTTTGAAAACCATTTTTGGAGCGGACTGGTCCGCTAAAAGTTGAATTTGCCATAATTTCCTCCTAGGAAAAAAGTTCTACTGTCTTGGCTTGTCTGCTAGGTCAGTCTGTAGAACAAAATTAATAAACCCTAGACCCTTAGTCTATATCAATTCTGCAAAAAAAGAAAGGGGAGCATATAGCTCCCCTTTACAAAGAAATGGATTATTTACGCTCCAGGGGATCCGTAAATACCACGCCAGTCACTAAAGCCGAAAGAATATCTTTCTCTAGCTTTGTAACGCATGTTTCCAGTCTCGAAGTCACCTTCCATACCAGTTGACATTGGACTTCTAACGAAATGCTTTAATCCATTTGGTGCGTCAGTCTTAATGAAAAACGCATCAGTGTCGGTTAAGAAGTGGTTTACCACATAACCGTCAGGAAGCATGCTCATATTTCTAAGAGCGTTAATATCGTTATCAGATGTGCCTACTCTGTTAGGAGTGTTTATCAATCTGTCAGCAACAAACTGAAGTGCTGGTGGAACGATTAACTTTCTAGCTTGAACATTGGTTTTTAAACCACGCTCATCTTTAAACGCAGAGATATCTATCATTGCATTCTCTAGAGAAGTTTCATTCAAATCAGCAGCAGTACTTGGCTCATTCGCTTGATCGCCTGCCGTTAAGGTAGGGTGATCAGTTGTCATGAGAGGTTTTCCATCTCCTCCTGGGAAGGAAGTAGAGAAACCGTTATTAAGTACATTCGCAGCTTTTACTTGCTTAGTTTGACTCATTGAACGAGCCAATGCTTTAGTATATCTAGCAGATATACTATCGTACAGATTGTCTTCTATAGCTTCTTCTGTTAAAGCGAAAGCCAATGCTACAGTCTCGTGTGAGTACCTAGCAGTGAAAGTTTCTTGCGCATAGTCATATGTGACTGCTGCACCCTCACCTTTCACTGGTGCTTCACCAAAGCCTGAAAGCATAACTTCCTCTTCAAACGCTCTGTCTGAATTCTCTGTATCAAAGATTTCAGTATGCTCGTTCTCGTATCTGCTATACTCAAGACCAAAAAGTGCGTTCAATCCTGGTTCTAGTTCTTGGACTAGTTGTGCTCTATTAATTGCCATTATTAATCACCTTTTAGCTATTGCCGAATACAGAAGCTGGGAATGTTACATACACTCTAGCGTATTGTCCAATAGAATTAGATGGCTTATCTGGGAAGCCT